GCTGTTATGAAGGGCCGTGGCGGCTCATTTAAAGGAGTAAAATAATGGCTAAAATGAAAAGAAACCAAGACGATTTAGACCAGATGAAAGAAATCTTCTACTTAGGGGAAGGTATGCAAATTACTGATAAAGTAAGAAAAGAAATTAGTGATCTTTTGGAAAAAGGTTTTAAGCCTAATTTAAAAAGCAAAGGTAAACCTCGTGCTTTTAACAATGGTGGTGCGGTTATGTCTGGTCGTGGGCCTAAATTTAAAGGAATAAAATAATGCCAAATACACCAAAGAAATTTAAAGGTTTTTCTAAGCTGCCAGAAGCAGTTCAACAGACAATGAACCCAGAAGCTGCTATGAAGTACATGGAAGGTGGCGGTGTTAAACCTATGGGCAGTCACAAGATGCCAGATGGTTCAATGATGTCAGATAACGATCCATCTATGCTTATGGGCGGTGGTAAGGTTATGAAGTATGAAAAGGGTGGCAGTGTTTCTGGTCACTCTCGTGGTGGCGGTGCAGCACTCAGTGGCACTAAGTTTACCGGGGTGAAGTGATGCCCAAGATAACCATAGACATACATCTTCCTTACGATGACATTCCCGAATATGACATGCCAGAAGATGAAATGTTGATTGTCGAGGACGTTATTGATGAAGACGTTCCAGAAGAAATCGCTATTACTTGCCCGACTTGTGGTGCAGTAATGGTTGAAGATGTTGATGAAGATTAACCCACAGCATTATTACAGGAGCCTAAAATGGCGATTGAACAAGGATTAGGTGCTGGCGGAATTCCCGACGATCCTATGGTTGAAGACAATACTCGTATGATTGAGCTACCTGAGCTTCTGGCTGAAGTTCAGGGAATTACTGAGCTTGAAGATGGAAGTGCTATCATTGGCGAATACGAAGAAGAAGGAGCAGTTGTAGAAGAAATCGAGTTTGAAGGTAACTTAGCAGACATTATGGATGAGGGAGATTTAAACGCTATATCTTCTGACCTTGTTGGCTCTATAGAAGATGACCTTTCTGCTCGTTCTGATTGGGAAGACACATATAAAAAAGGTCTTCAATTCCTTGGAATGAAGACTGAAGATCGCACAGAGCCGTTTGCAGGATCATCTGGCGTTATCCACCCGTTACTTGCTGAGAGCGTTACACAGTTTCAAGCTCAAGCTTACCGTGAGATGCTTCCGTCAACTGGACCTGTAAGATCACAAGTCATTGGCGCTCAGAGCGAAGCTCTTGTTAAGCAAGCAGAGCGTGTTAAAGATTACATGAATTATATGATAACTTACGAGATGGAGGAGTACGATCCAGAGATGGATCAGATGCTTTTTTACCTCCCCGTAATTGGCTCTACATTCAAAAAAGTTTACTTTGATCCTTTAAAGGGTCGCGCTGTTAGTAAGTTCATTCACGCTGAAGACATTATCGTTCCTTATGGCGCGTCTGACTTTGCATCTTCTCCCCGCATTACACATCGTTTGTCTATGGATTCTAATGAGGTCCGTAAGCTGCAACTTGCAGGGTTTTACCGTGATATTGATCTCCCCAGCGAAGGCGGGGGTGAAGATTCATCTATGGATGAGGTTGAAGAATCAATCAATGACATACAAGGCATTCACCCTTCTGGACCTTCCGAAGAGCTTACATTGTATGAAGTTCACACATCCTTGGACATTGATGGATTTGAAGATTTAGGAGCAGATGGGGAGCCTACAGGATTAAAGCTTCCTTACATTGTAACTGTGATTGCTGAATCAGGTGACGTTCTTTCTGTACGCAGGAATTACGATCCGATGGACCCTATGAAGCGTGCTAAACAGTATTTTGTACACTACAAATTTTTGCCCGGATTGGGTTTTTATGGTTTAGGTCTAACTCACATGATTGGTGGTTTGGCTCAAGCTTCTACGTCTATCCTGCGTCAACTTATAGATGCAGGCACGCTCTCTAACCTTCCAGCAGGCTTTAAAGCCCGTGGAGCTCGAATTCGAGATGAAGATTCCCCACTTCAGCCGGGTGAGTTTCGCGATATTGATGTGGTTGGAGGCACCCTGCAAGGCTCTTTGATGCCTCTCCCCTTCAAGGAGCCTTCAGGGACGCTGTACAACTTACTCGGAACACTTGTGGATGCTGGTCGCAGGTTTGCGTCAATGGCTGACATGAAGGTTGGCGAGATGAGTGGAGATACGCCTGTTGGAACTACAATGGCTATCATGGAGCGCGGCACTAAGGTTATGTCCGCGATTCATAAGCGGTTGCATTATTCTCAACGAATAGAGTTTAAACTTCTTTCTAAGATTTTCTCTGAGACTGTTCAGTCATATCCATATCAAGCAGATTCCCAAACTGGACCTGAAATTTTTCCACAGGACTTCGATTCTCGCGTAGACGTAATTCCTGTTTCTGATCCAAACATCTTCTCTATGTCTCAAAGGATTGCTTTGGCTCAAACAGAGTTGCAGCTAGTGCAATCGAATCCGCAGATACACGGTGGCCCACAGGGTTTATATCAAGCTTATCGCAAAATGTATGAAGCTTTAGGCGTCACTAATATTGATGGCATACTTCCTCCACCTCCGGGTCCACCACCTCCAGTTAATCCATCTAAGGAAAACCAATTGGCTTTGCAGGGGGCTCCATTGCAAGCTTTCCCAGAACAGGATCATGAGGCTCACATAGAGGCTCACATGGCCGTTATGTCTACTCCAGCCATGCAACTAAACCCGAATGCTATTATGTCCCTGCAAGGACACATACAGGAGCATATAGGTCTACTTGCAGAGGCACAGGCACAGCAAGAAATTATGTCTCAGATTCCTCCAGAGCAGATGCAAATGATGCAGCAAGCTCAAATGATGCAGCAACAGATGGGTGGTCAAGGACCACAGGGTCAGGCTCCTGATCCTATGGCTCAATTCAAACCTCAAATTGATTCTCTTGCGGCACAAATCATTGCTGATCTTACAGAGGAGCTTGTGCAGGCGGTTACTCCACCTGAGCAGTCTGATCCACTTGTAGACATTAGGAACCAAGAGCTTCAACTGAAAGCTGCTGACTTGCAGCGCAAAGAGGCTGAGTTTGAGGCGAAGCAAGAGTTTGCTCGTGAAAGAGAACAGAATGACGTTCTTACCGCGCAGCAACGTATTGATGTTTCTGAAGCTGCATTAGCAGACAAAACTAGAATTGCAGAAAACCGCATTCAAACTCAGAGAGACATTGCGGCTCTAAATTCTAATACAAGGAATCAATAGTTGTAGCACAACACCCCAGAAATACCAAGGTATTTTATGATTCCTTGGTATTTCTACTTGTATCTCCCGCATAATCTCATACTATATGTGGCATGGATGCACTACACTTAGCAGAATATTTATATAAGAGCATTCGTGAGCGCGATGCCCGTTTAAAGGACAGGCTTGCGGACGGTTCGATACAAACCTTCGAGGAGTATCGGTATTTAGTGGGCGAAATACGCGGCATGGCCTACGTTGAGGAAGAACTCAAAGTCGCGATGAAAGGTATAGAGTACGCGGATGACTAAAAAGTTATTTGTGCCAGAACACGTTGCGAGAGCAGCGGCAAATGTCACAGGAGAATCTTCACAGATTTCCAAACCATTAGAAAATGCCTTTGGCAAAGGTGCCAAGAGCAAAAACACAGATGATCCTTCTGAGATGAAGCAATCATCTTTAGAGAGACTGCCACAGCCCACAGGCTACAGAGTTCTCATTATTCCTTACTATCCTAGCGAAAAGACAAAGGGCGGACTTATCGTACCTGATGCTGTTCGAGAGCGTGAATCTTTTGCTACCGTTGCGGCCTACGTTGTTAAGCTAGGTCCAGACGCATACAGCGATGCCCAGAAGTTCCCAAGTGGTCCTTGGTGCGGCGAGAAAGATTGGGTTCTTATAGGAAGATATAGTGGAAATAGGTTCAAAGTGGAAGGACTTGAGGTTCGTATTATAAATGACGATAATATTATCTCAACCATCCTTGACCCGAAGGACATTTCTTATGTATAAGGCAACGGAGAGCAAGGAAAATGGCTATGTCTGAAGACATTCGCGACGACGACGAATTTGAAAGCGGTACCTCCGTTGAAGTTGAAGAGGATCAAGTAGATGATACTGATTCTTCATCTTACGACGACGATGAAAGCCGAACAAATGTTCGTAATAAATCATCCGGTGACGATGAGCTAGAAAATTATAGCGAATCTGTTCAGCGCAGAATTAATCAACTAACAGCAAAACGTAAGCAAGCATCTGAGGAAGCTCAAGCTGCATACCAGTACGCTGAAAAAGTTCAAAAAGAAAACGAGTCTATGAAGACTCGCCTTCAACAAGTTAGTGCAGGGTACAACTCAGAAGCTGAAGGTCGCTTGAAAGCTCAAGAGTCCCAAGCAACTCGTGCTTATGCTGAAGCAAGCGAAGCTGGAGATTATGATCGTGCAGCCAAAGCGCAACAAGCCCTTGCTCAAATTGCTGTAGCCAAAGACAAAGTTCGCTCTCAG